TAACAGTTGTTGATCCTACATCGGACAACACTATTACGTTTCCTGATACTACAGGTACAGTAATTACAACAGGAGATACAGGTACAGTTGCACATGCTATGTTAGCAGGTGATGCTGTAGATGGAGATAATATAGCTGATAATTCTGTTAATTCCGAACATTATGTTGATGGAAGTATAGATACTGCTCATATTGCAGATAGTCAAGTAACAACTGCTAAAATAGCTGATAGTAATGTAACAACTGCTAAAATAGCCGATGCAAATATTACAACAGCAAAGATTGCAGATAGTTCGATTACTGCAGCAAAACTTGGAACAGTTAATATTGCTGATCTATCTGATGTTCATACCGCTAGTCCTAGTGATGGACAAGTTTTAAAATGGGTTAATGCAAATTCTAGATGGGAACCTCTTGCCGAAAGCGGCGGAGGCGGTGGCGGAGGCGGTGGAGTCTCCGATGGCGATAAAGGTGATATTACAGTTTCTGTTTCTGGTGCAGTTTGGCAAATTGATGATAATGCTGTAACTACAGCTAAAATAAATGCAGACGCTATAACTGGAGCTAAAATCGCTGATGATGCTATTAATTCTGAACACTATACAGATGGTTCTATTGATACAGCACATATCGCTGATTTACAAGTTACAACAGCTAAAATTGCAGCAGATGCTATTACTGGTGCAAAACTGGCTGATGATGCAATAGATTCCGAACATTATACAGACGGATCTATTGATACCGCTCATATAGCAGCAGATGCTGTAACAGGTGCAAAAATAGCGGATGATGCGATAGACTCTGAACATTATACAGACGGTTCTATAGACACAGCTCATATAGCTGATGATCAAGTTACTCTTGCTAAAATGGCAGGATTAGCTAGAGGTAAAATCATATATGGAGATGCATCTGGAAACCCAGCAGCTCTTACTGTAGGTAGTAATGGTCAAACATTAGTATCTGATGGTACAGATATTTCATGGGGTGATTCAGCAGCCGGAGCGACCGGTGGTGGCTCTGATAAAATTTTCTGGGAGAATGGGCAAACGGTAACAACCAATTACACCATTACTGACACCAAAAACGCTATGACTGCTGGACCAATAACAATTAATAATGGTATCGCCGTAACAATCGGTACTGGAGAAAACTGGACAATCGTATAAATTATGCCAATAACATTAAACGGGTCTGGCACAGTAACCGGTATATCCGCTGGTGGTTTACCAGACGGAATTATACAAAGTGCCGATTTAGCAACAGGAGTTGGAGGTAAAATTCTTCAAGTAAAACAGGCAGTAAAAACTGATACATCATCAACTACTAGCACAAGTTTTATAACAATTCCGGGAACAGATGAATCAGGTAGTGGCTCTGAATTTGAAGTTAATATTACGCCTTCAGCTACATCAAGTAAAATATTAGTCACTTGGAATATTCACTTTGCTGTACCTGCTGGTATTTATTCTGGAGGTACCAGATTAAGAAGAGATACAACTACTATATTTGTTGGAGATACAAGTAGTAGCAGGACAAGAGCTACAAACTGGGTTGTCGGTTGGAACTCTCATGGTGGTAGAAATCCTTGGTCTATAGGTGGTACATATTTAGATTCACCAAATACAACAAGTGCTACAACTTATTCTATTCAGTACATGTCTGGATATAATGCTAGTACTGTATATATAAATCAAGGTTACTTATGGGATGACGCTGCTCCTGTTGGTCTCTGTCCTAGTTCCATAACTTGTCAGGAGATAGCAGCATGAGCCAAGTAAAATTAACCGCAGCTAGCGGTGGAGGTACAGTTGCTATCAAAGGACCAGCCAGTACAACTGGTAATGCAGCTATTGAACTGACTTTACCCGGAACTGCAAGCGGTACGTTAGCAGTTGGAGATACAGGTAAAATTCTTCAAGTTGTACAAACAGTTAAGAAAGATAAACAGACTATTCAATCAGCATCTTTGACTGATATTGCAGGTCTGAGTGTTACCATTACACCTAGTTCAGCTTCTAATAAAGTTCTAATTAGATATTGTCTTAGTGTTTTTACAAATAATCAATATTGGGCAATGCGTTTACTAAGAGGTAGTAGTGATGATATTTTTATTGGTGATATTAACTCAGCTGCTACAAGCCAGCAGAGAGGTTCTTTTGGTAGTTATATGTCATCATATGTTGATGGAAGGAGTGTAACTCAAGAATTTTTAGATTCTCCAAATACAACGTCTGCAACAACTTATAAATTACAAGCACATAGTCCGTATTCTGCTAGTTACACTATTGGTATTAATACTTCTCCAACGCAAGACAACTACACCTACATGACAAACTGTGTTTCGACAATAACAGCAATGGAGGTAGCAGCATAATGGCAACTTTAAATGCAACTAATTTAAAACATGCTTCCTCTGGTTCTAACAATATTGTTTTAAACAGTGACGGAAGTACAACTATATCTAACCTGTCAAACTCTGGTAAAATTTTACAAGTAGTTTCAACAGTTAAAAATGATACTACTAGTACAAGTTCAGGAACTTATGCGGATATATCTGGTTTAACGGTTAGTATTACTCCATCTGCAACAAGTAGTAAAATTTTATATTCAGGTCACTTGTATATCGCAAGTTCAAGTTCTGAAGTTGTATTCCGTTTAACAAGAACTATTAGTGGTTCAACTAACGGGGATATAGCAGCTCCAAGTGCTTATGTAGATGACGAAGATGGTACTTTTTGTCATGGAGGTGGTTCAAGGTATGGTGGACATAGTTTTGAATTTTTAGATTCACCAAATACAACAAGTGCAATTACATATGGAATAAAGTGGCAAGTACATTCTGGTACAACATATTTAAACAGAACTTGGGACGCTAATATCTTTCACGGAATTTCTACAGTTACAGCTATGGAAGTAGCAGCTTAACAACAACATTTATTAATTATGGCATTAGATCACGAAGCAATCTACTCTGCATACTCAGGCACAGTAGTATCAATAGACGACGGCCAAGGAGCCTTCGACAAAGACGGCAAATCAGTAACACTTGACAACGCCAAAGTAGCAGCGGCTCGCAAAGCTATAGATGATGCGTATGCAGCTAAAAAATATCAAAGAGATAGAGAAGCTGAGTACCCTACATGGCAAGACCAGCTTGACAAAATTTATCATTCAGGTATAGATGCTTGGAAAGTAGATATTAAAGCAATTAAGGATAAATATCCTAAACCATAGTGGAAATACCCACCATTGAAATACCACCTACACAACAAATAAAAACGGTAGAAATACCTTTACCTACAGCTGACGTACCTTATTATATTCCTATGGTTGTACCTCCTAGCGATCTTCGAGATGAAAAGGGGGTAAAACCAAAGGCAACTGAAACTGAAGTTCCGCCAGCTCCAAAATTAAACATACCACCCTTACCACCAATACCTATACCTTCGACTGAGGTATTAGTTACAACTAGTATAGCAGCTGTTACAGCAGTTGCTGCTACAACTTTTACACAGCCGATTATAGAAAATATTAAAAAGAAACTACAAAAATTCCTACAAGGTAAAATCAATAAATGGAAGGAAAACCACCTGAAAAAGAAGAAAGAAAAGGACTAATAGGTAAACTAAAAGATGCTGCTGAAGACAAGGAGCATCAAATAGAAATCTTAGGTACCTTTGTCAGATTAGGTGTAGTTGTCTGGTCTGGGTTTATTATTACTATGAATTACGTAGACATACCGATGGTAAAGAAGTCTGGTAACAGCGATATCACGTTCGTCGCCAGCGTTTTTACGGGAGCACTCGCAACATTCGGTTTGACTACTGGTAAAAATGGTGGTAGTAAAGGTCCAGTAAACTGCCCAATGAATAAAAAAATAGACAAACCAAAAGTATGAAAAAATGGCTCATACTCTTAGCTCTGATATCACCCAGCATAGCAAGAGCAAATACTGTGACTCCTTCCTTCACAACAGGAAGTATGCAGTCAACGACAACTACAACTCAAACTATAACAGAAGAGGTGGTTCACGAAATCGAGGGATCAGCTTCTTCATCTTGGAGTGGTACAAATATTACGGTAACTGGTGGAATAGGTACAGACAACGCTACTTATGCACCAACAGCCAACGCAGTAGACTGGGATCTACAGATCACAACCAGAGACGCTGGAACTATCGAAACTATAACAATAGATCGGGTAATCGAAACAGATTCAACTACCTCGTCTTACTCTATCTTCTCTCAATAGGTACACCTGTACTTGCTGAAGGTGAGGATAACAACGTAAGTAACCCAGTGGCCGCTGCGACTGGCAACGTGACCAATCAGGCTGTGCAATTTCAGAACAATGGAGCACAAAGTAGGCAATATTATGGTCCTAATATAAGTTGTAATGGCAGTACAATGACATTCCAACCTTTTTATATGGGTAATCATACTAAACCTCTTGATGAACACATGCAACCTAGCAGCTACACGCTGGCAGAAAACTGGGGGTTTCAGATTAATTTTATGGTACCTCTAGATAAGTCAGGTTACAAACAATGTAAAGAACTGGCTAAACGCCAAGAAGAAAGGATGAAGCTCGAGTATGAAATTACACGAGCACACAAATGTGCAGATTTAATGAAGAAGGGTTTTATGTATCGACCTAACACACCTATGGCTAAGGTATGTCAGGACATAGTACCTATCGTTAAAGCTAAGCCTAAAAAAGAAAAGAAATTTAAATTATTTTAACACCAATGATTACTTTACTCAAACCAATTATTCTAACTTTTGCTAAGTCAGACTCAGTTAAGAGACTCGTCATAGACGTTCTTAAAAAGTTAGTCGCTACTACAGATAATCAGCTTGATGACCAAGCGGTAGAATTTATAGAAACTAAGATATTCGTATCCTCTAAATAGTTTTTATGACTCAATTACTACCTTCACCTGAACATTATCTACAAAATTTAATAACAATGCAAAGTCCTGATGCAAAGAAGCTCTGGAGAAGAGCTATCAAAGAGCACTTTAACTGTACATGCGTTTATTGCGGAGAATTACATGAATTACACAATCTTACTATTGACCACGTTCGGCCAAAATGTAAAGGTGGCAAAGATGTCACAGCTAATGTTGTACCGTCGTGTCGTCGATGTAATCAGGAAAAAGGTAGTAGAAATTGGCTTGATTGGATGCGAGCCACGTTTGGATATCATCCAATACGGGAGCACGTGATCCTGTCTCATATAAATTAAAATGAACAAAGCTAACGAAGAGCAGTTTAATGAACTGCATAACCTTGTCACTACGGAATTTCTTAATAGAGTCCGTAATGGCGAGGCAACCACACAAGATCTCAAAGCAGCTTGTGACTGGTTAAAAGCTAATGATATTAGTGGTGTAGCCTATGATGGTAACCCATTAGATAAGTTAAGCAACCTTATACCTAAAGTAGATCCAGAGTTAGTAACTCGGAGGATGTATGGGAAACGGTAAAGGTAAAACATCTAAATATTACACGAAGCTTAAACGAGAAAATCCTAAAAAATATCAAGATACTCGTATAGCACAACAAACCAAATATAACAAACACGGTTCTTCTAAACCCGGTACTAAAGATATAACCGGTAATGAAATTGCTAGGAAAGCTACAAATTTAAATCGTGAATTAAATACATATGGAAATGGTGATGGTAAAGATGCCTCCCATAATATGTATGGCAAAGGTAAGCATGGCACAGAAAATGCTTCCAACAATCGTGCGAGACCACGTAAAAAGAAAAACAAAAACAAATCTAAACTTTACATCACTTAATTATCATGGGATATGCATTTGGCGGTTCGTCTATTAAAAAAGACAAGACTATTCAAAAAATAGTTAAACAACAAAAAGAAGAAAAGAAAAAGAAAAACGAAGAAAAGAGAAACAAAAAGTTAGGTCTTAAAAAAGGTAAAACTTATACAAAAGCTCAATTAAGGTTTAAAGAAAGAGAAGCTAAAGGATTAAGCGGTCTAACTGGTGGAAAAAAAGGTGAGACAATAGCTGAGTATCATGCTAGACAAAAGAAACAAGTACAAGACGCAGCAAAAAAAAGAAACGAAGAATTTAAAAAAGCTAAAAAAGAAAAGTTAAAAGTTAAAAAAGAAGGAAATTTAACAAAATGGGAAAAAAGAAGAAAAGCTAGAACAGGTAGTTATTAGGAGGTAAACATGGGAGTCGGAGGTAAAGCATTACAATTAGGTGCAGAGGCAGCTCTTGGAGCAGGTAAGCAGTTTTTTAAAAAGATGAAAGCAGCAAAAACCCTCCCTAAACTTTCTGGTATAGTTACCGAGGATTTGACGAAACATATTGATACTCTAAAACCAGAGGATTATGCTGCTGAAATTTCAAATATTGAAACAATGTTTAAAGGTATGAAAAATGGTGATGATGCTTCTTATGCTGCTTTTGATGAATTTGCTTCTACTAAAATGGTAGCTAATAAGTATCAACAAAATGTTAGTGAGTTAGAAAAAGCTTATAAACCTAAAACAGATGCTGAAAAATCTTTATATGTTTCAAAACTAGATACTCCAACAGAAGAAGGTTATAAAGCAGCTGATCCTGAACAATTTCAACAATGGACTAAAAGGGAAGCAGAACACTTTGCTGAACATGGAAAAGCCAGTAAAGAACGTTTTATTTTAGAACATGAAACTGACCCTACTAAAAATATTGAATATAAACTTGATAATAAAGGAGTACAAGCACTTGATGGTATATTAAGTCAACGATCCTTTTCAGTTAAGAATCCTAAAATCAAGAATATAGAAAATAAAACAAGTGGCGGTAATTATAGAGCTAAAACAAAAGGTGCTCAAATTACGGAAGCAGAATATATAGAAGAATTAGGTGAAGAGTTAGGAAGATTAGGTTACAAACTAGATAAAGCTAGAATGAAAAGATTACGTAGATGGATTGGTAAAAAAGTTCATTTAGATCATATTCAACCTATAAGTCAAGGTGGATTTGATCATCCTGCAAATATGATTTTATTATATGCCAAAGATAATCTCTCTAAAAATGCTAAAGTATTACCTGATGAATTTTTTACATCAATGAAAATACCTAGAACTAAAGCTGAATTAATTAGATTATCTATAAAAAATACGGAAATTCCTAATAAAATTAAAAGACAAATGATACTTGAAGGTTTAAATATAGTTAAATAATGACAGACGTTTTAACATCATTACAAGAAGATTTCAAACTGTTCCTGCAAGCTTTGTGGGATCAGTTAGATCTTCCCCAACCTACTAGAGCACAATACGCCATAGCTGACTATTTACAACATGGACCAAAACGATTACAGATCCAAGCCTTTCGAGGTGTTGGTAAATCTTGGATTACTGGTGCTTTTGTGCTTTGGACTTTATTTAAAAACCCAGAAAAGAAAATAATGATTATCTCTGCGTCTAAAGAACGTGCAGATAACATGTCAATCTTTTTACAAAAACTTATCATAGAAACACCATGGCTAAAGCATCTACAACCCAAATCGGAAGATTCTCGTTGGAGCCGCATCAGCTTCGACGTAAACTGTTCGCCTCACCAAGCTCCAAGCGTAAAATCGGTGGGCATTACTGGGCAACTAACCGGAAGTCGAGCCGATCTAATGATTTTAGACGATATAGAGGTTCCGGGCAATTCTATGACGGAGTTAATGCGTGAAAAGTTACTTCAACTCTGTACCGAAGCCGAGTCGATCCTTACGCCGAAAGACGATAGCCGTATTATGTATCTCGGGACTCCTCAGACTACTTTTACTGTTTATCGTAAGTTGGCAGAGCGGAGTTATAGACCATTTGTTTGGCCGGCAAGATACCCAAGATCTCTCAGTAATTACGAAGGACTCTTAGCTCCACAGCTACAAGAAGACATAGATATGGGTGTTGAAGCTTGGGAAGTTACCGACCCTGACAGATTCGATGCAGATGACCTTATAGACCGGGAAGCATCTATGGGTAGATCTAACTTTATGCTACAGTTTATGTTAGATACATCTCTAAGTGATGCTGAAAAGTTCCCACTTAAGATGGCTGACTTAATTGTAACTAGCGTTAACCCTAGGGAAGCACCTGATGCAATCGTCTGGTGTTCAGATCCTAGCAATGTAATTAAAGATTTACCGACGGTTGGACTCCCGGGAGACTATTTTTACAAGCCAATGCAACTGCAGGGTGAATGGGGTGATTATACAGAGACTATATGCAGCGTAGACCCCTCTGGAAGGGGTTCAGATGAGACTGCAGCAGCTTATATATCCCAGAAGAATGGTTTCCTATACCTACATGAAATGAGAGCCTATAGAGACGGTTACAGCGACAAAACATTGCTAGACATTCT